ACAACCGAATATGTCAATGCAAATCTGATCCAAATCGAGCGCTTCAAGAAAAATACGGTCGAGGCCGACGAATTCTGGTTTCCCTACAACTCCAAAGGGTTTGGATTCTTCCAGTTGTAGACGTTTACAAGCATTGTTCGGTAGCCGTCTTTGTCGGCGCATTTGTGCAGGGACTCGGCTTTCTGGGCTATCTTCTTCAAAAGAATCTCTACATCGCATTCTTTTAGAACGAGCAGCCTCAAAATGGCAACCCCTAGTTTGTACCCAGACGGTTTGTTTTTCCCTAAGCAAAACCTGTCGATCTGTTCTTTAACGCTCCTGAAATTCTTTAAGGCTTCAACGGCCTTGACCTCCTCTTCTGGAGTGAAGAACTCAAATCTACCAGAGTTGAATTTATCTCTGGACGTTCCTCCGAAAGATTGCTTCAAGGATATAAATTCTGGAACCGAGATTTTGTGTTCCTTTATAAAATTTTCAATTTTAATATAGTTTTCGTTTCCTAAAGACACCTGGTAATTTAGATAATCTAAGGGAGTCCATTTCTTTTGATTCTGGTTTAGAAGGAAAATGTCTTAGTGAATCGCCTCTTCTTTTCTTTGGTAGTAAACGTCCAGGTCTAGAAGCCTCGCCGCTTCGAGTCTGTGTTGGCCGTCGATCACGCGCATCTGAGCGTCCACGAGGATGGGTCTAAAAGCAAGCAGGTCTTCCGCCTTTATTGAATTGACGATCTTTTTTAGGTTATTCTGATCGATTCCTCGATTGCTTTCGTGTTTTTTAAATATAGAATAGTCTTTCGTTTTTATTACTTCGGGCATACGGTTTCCTTGATGAATTGTGTTAGTATTTTAATCTGTTCTTCCAGAGCTTCTACTCTTTCAGACAAGATTTTATTCGAGCGTCTTTTATAGACCAGACCCAAGTCGCGGGCTATAACCCTTCCTGTTGTAACGGGCGACCATCCTATTGTTCTTCCTTCTTTAAGCAGTTTTTCAATCTGTTTCCTCTCATCCAGGGTTAAACAGGAAAGGCGCGCCATAATTTCTGATAAATATTTTATTTTTTCATAAAAGACCACTCATCTTATCAGAAAATAAAGGTGGAGTCAATAGGGCAATCTAGCCTAAATAAAATGCTTAGTGATACATTTGCCCTAAGAGTAATAATCATTATTTTAGGGGCAACTTGTCTTTTTATTATCCTCCATGGAATAACGCATTAGAGCCCAATCAAGGAAACGTCCGCCAGTGGTTGGACAATCTGTACAGCAAGTTTCAGCCCATCGAACAAGCCCGTTGGAACCAATCGAACATCGACACCCTCTTTTACGCAGGGGCTCAGGACTTCATTAACCGAAACTTCGGTACTGCGAACGTCTCCCAATACGGAAAGTTCTACTTCAATCTGCTGCAACAGCCCGTGAATATGGTGACTGGCTATCAACGCCAGCACAGAAAATCTTTCAACTACATCCCTTGCGAGGGAGCCGACACCCAGACGACCGACCAGTATACTCGGCTAATGACGCATGTTGCCAATGCTGAGGGTATTCACGAGCAGTTTTCTAGAGCTTGCGAGCAATCTGCCATCACGGGAATGGTTCTTTTGCAGCCATACCTTGATTACACTGGAGATGATCCAGCACAAGGTCAATTAAAAGTGAAGCTGTGGGAGTACAATTCATTTCTAGTAGATCCGTATTTCCGCAACTACGACATGTCAGACGCGCAATTCGTTTGGTGTCAAGAGTACATATCAAAGAAAGAGGCACAGTCCCGTTTTCCCGATAAAATAGAAAACATAGCTCCAATGGCAGGCACTCCACAGAGATATGGAAGCTTTTACTTTCTTCCAGAGAACTACAACATGGCACGCAATGACCTCATGGTACTGAGCTATGTATGGTACAAGTGGAAAAGAAAAAAGAAAAGGCTATATTCCAAGAAGCGAAATCAGTTCTTTGATTTTGCTCAAGGAAAAGAGGATCTCGATGCTTTGCTGTATAATATTCCTGATCTAGAAGAGGCGACCGTTGAGGTTCCAACATGGAAATTGGCTGTCGTGCTCAACGACCAACTTATGTTCCAGGGCGATAACCCACTTGGATTTGATGATAGCCCCTTTATTCCCGTTTTTTGGAACTACGAGCCTCACATCAACTATTATGATCTGCGTTGCCGTGGTTTAGTGCGCACTATGCGCGACTCGAACTACCTCATGAATCGCCGCATCATCATTAACCATGATATATCTGAGGCGACGATCAATCAGGGTTGGAAGCGAAAGGTCGGAGCTGTAGCCAATGAAGATAACCTGAAGAAGTCGGGTCAAGGCTTTGATGTCATAGTAAATGAAGGCTATGAACTTACAGACGTCGAGAAGATTATACCGACTGCCGTACCAGAATCGGACTTTGCCCTGGCAGATCAGCTCAGAAGCCTTATTTTCGGCACGTCGGGTGTTGACCTAGAGAACTGGTCAGCTCAGAACGACAAGCAATCCAGCACGCTTACAACGATGATTAAGCAAGCCGCCAACTTGATGGTGTTGCAGAAGTACTTCGATCAGTGGGATCAGTCTTTAAAGTTCTTGGGCGATCGTTGCCTTCAGATCATTCTTAATAACTGGAGCGCCGAGAAGGTTGGCTTGATGATTGGAGAAGATCCTAGCCCCTTCTTCTACTCTAAGATATTCTCCAAGTTCCAGGTGATCGTTGAAGAGGGCGACTTAACGCCTACTCAGCAGAACATGCAAGCTCAGTCTCTCATGGATATCAACCAGGCCTTTGGAAGAGAGGTCTTCCCGCCTTCTATGATCGTGCCGCATCTTAACATCACTGGTAAAGCCGAGGCTATTCAGTTCCTTCAGCAGCAAGAACAGCAAGCACAAGCGGTACAAAGTGAAGCTACAAACATCCAGCATGCTTTTGAAGAGGCCAAACTTAAGGAGCTTTATGCAAGAGCGGCTAATTCTATCGCAGCAGCAAAAGAGAGATACGGCAGGTTCGAAAGTAACATCGGACTGCTCGAAGAGCGCATGGCCGAGGTCTCTAAGAACCGCGCTCTGTCTACTAAAGCGAAAATGGAAGCTCTTGAAAAAATGGTTGATGTCATAGGCAAGTATGGCGAGATCGAGACTATGCTCAAGATGAACGATATCCAGAGCTTTGAATATCAAGAAAAGGCCATAGAAGATGATGAGAAGACACAGGCTCACCAAGAAGCAGCGTCTAATGAGTTCTTGTCTAAGCTGATGAACCAATCCGGCGCTGGGCTTGGGAGTCCTTCGTCTGGACAACAACAGGCGATGAATCAATAATGCTGTAAAGTTACAGCAACAGAAATAGGATCGACATGAGCCAAAGATGTCTTGTTTCTTTTAGAAAGAACGTTACACAGGAAGATTCGTTTTACGATTGCATTTATGATGAAAACGGGTCTTTGGGGGTTCTGCTAAGGGATTGGCTTGCGATGAGGGGAGACGGTCTTTGCCTTGGGCCGTGGAAGCTCTCTATTAGGGATGAGAGCTTTTTCCCTGGGTTCACGGAGGATTTCAAGGAAATTAAGAGATTCTGTCCCCAACTGAAAAGTCTTGATGATCTTTGGGGGATTTGGGTGGATGGGGTTTGTGTACAAGACAACCCTCCAGAGTGGTTATCGTCAGCTTTAGGCGTGCTTTCGAATCATCTATCCAAATGAGAGTATTGCGGATGAATTGCTCGATCATTAAAATTAAAATTATATAAAACCCGAGGTTTATATGAGCGGTAGACGAATTAATGATTTTGGTGGAATGCCCCATACTTCTGATATGTCAATGAAGTCAAAGAACAGCCTGAAGGGCTTTAGTTCAGCGGAAGGTTCTGGGCATCTTGGTATGGAGTATCCTGATACCACAGAGGCTATTAAAAAGGGTCAGGAAATGGGTGACAGCAAAGCTAAAAGTCACGCCATGAAGCCTGGTTATAGAAACTAAATTTTTGCATGGGTATCCGCTCACGTATGCGGTGAATTAAGAGGTGAGAGCCCTCTCTGTGCGTTTTTTGAATGGCCAAGTGACTGGGTTCTAAAAGGCAGTGAAGCGGCTGAAACCCGTGGAGTCCTAAGGTAATTCCTGGTCGGTTCAAAGGAGATTTACGCATTGATCCTTCAAGGCTGAGCCGGCCAAATGCGTCTTTCAACAAGGGTTTACGATGAATAAAGTATTAAAAGATCCGATTGCGGTAAAAATAAGACAGAACGAAACTCAAAAAGAATGGTCATATGATGCCCCTTCTTATGACAATCGCACGAGCTGCTCTATATCTGCTGGGGACGACTACGGGAGTGGTCATCGTAATCCTATTGGTTCAAAACAAAGCACTCCGATGAAGTCGGGGCCTATTCCTCAAGAGTCTCATTGTTTTTCACCCGATGAGGTCTTTCGTGGCGAAGACAAAAAAGGTTAGTGCTTTCATAGGTGGCAGAGGGGTTGCGTCTAATGATTCGGGACTGGTTCCAGGAGAACATGGAGGGATGGGCTTCTATTATGGGAGAGCTGCAAGGAACCCCACGGGGAAGCTCCGGAGCGATACTTTAGGCTACCGCCCCGTATCCAGAAAACAACTAGGCACACCCCCTAAGACAGTGGTTTAATATATATAGTTTCATCGGATTTTTTCTCCTTCTTCTGGGCATTGACTAAAATAGACCCACGGGTTATAATCTCCATTGTATGGAATTATACGATTATCAAAAAAAGATTTCAGAAGAAACAGTCTCAGCTTTAAAAAAGCATGGGAGGTGTATGACGGTTGTCCCTACTGGAGGAGGAAAAACGGTTATTTTTTGTGATGTGGCTAAAAAATTAAAATTAAAAACTCTGGTGGTGGCCCATACCCGGGAGTTGATAGATCAGTGCAAAAGAACGGCAGAAACGTGGGCTTGTGATTATATTGATGCATTTTCTATTCAAAAGACTAGTAGAAATTTTGAACTTCTGGATGATTATGACTTTTTAATTGTTGACGAGTGTCATCGATCGGGAGCGGATTCATATCAAAAAGTGGTTGAAGAGTTCATTAAAAAGGGAAGGTGCGTTTTGGGGGTTACTGCAACCCCCTTTAGACACGATACTTTTAAGCTTAATACGCTATTCGGTCCAACAGTCTGTACTATGAATTTGATAGAAATGATTGAAAATGGTTTTTTGTGCGATTTCGAAGGCTACAGAATCAAAACTAACGTTACTTTGACGGGTGTGAGTACAAAAAATGGAGATTTTATATCAGCAAAACTTTCCCCTGTGGTCAATGTCAAAAACAGAAACGAATTAATTGTTAGAGAATATAAAAAGATAGCCCCTAAGGAAAAATCTCTTTGCTTTGCAGTAAGTGTAGCTCACGCCAATGAACTGGCCAAAGAATTTTTATCCCAGGGAGTAAGCGCAGGGAGTGTTTCCGGGGATGTTTCTGATAAAGAAAGAAGGCAGACAATAAAAGACTTCAAAGAGGGAAGATTAAGGGTCTTGGTTAACTGCCAGTTGTTGACCGAGGGGTTTGATGATCCTTCCATAAGCTGTCTTTTGATGGCCAGACCTACTTGTAGTAAGATTTTATATACGCAAATGATTGGAAGGGGAAGCCGACTTTTCGAAGGTAAAAGCGTGTGTAAAGTAATAGAGTTTACCGACAATTATTATGACATTTGCCAAATAGAACACCTTGTATCAAGCACTCCCAGTGTCCATACAATTAAACAAGGGGAAAGGGTCTCCGGTTTCGGTAGGCGACATGCTGAGCTTTTGAAAAATGATTCCACTGCAACCATTTGCGAAAAGATGGACGTTTTAAGAAAATTAAGCCATGAAAAACCGGCCACTTCATGGCAAATTAAATATTTAAGAAGATTGGGAATTGAAACTAAGAAAGATATTTCAGAAATTGAAGCAAATGTGTTGATAACTGAGGCGATTGATGGATTATATTAGAAAAAGAGAAAACAAAAACGGAGTCGTTTCTTTCAGGGTTCAAATAAGAAAAAAGGGCTTTCCTAGGGTAAACAGATCTTTTAAAACCGAAGAAGAGGCCAGGGCGTTTTCTTTGGATTTTCAAAAATCTTTCAGTAAGGTTTATGAGTCTCCTTTGGAAATCCCTCGACTTCCTCTTGGCATTTGGATAGAAAGGTACAAGGAAGATATTTTGCCTAAAAAATCATATAAAACAAGGAATTATCAATTTTTTGAATTTTGGCAAAACTCGCTTGGAAAAGATGTTGCGATCGATATTTCTCCTTTAAAAATCGAGTTGATGGCCGACAACTTATGTAAAGAGAGAGGACTTTCAAAAGAGAGTCGTAGGAAATACTTGCTTTTTCTGTCGTCTCTCTATAATACGGCAATAAAGGACTGGAAGTGGGCGAAAAGCAACCCTCTTTGGAATGTAAACATGAAGCAGCCAACGGAAAAAGAGGTTTATGAAAAAAGAAAGCCGATCGAGTGTCCTGGCATAGAGGGATTTAAAAAAGATTTTTGCTTAAGAGTTGAGCAGCTCAGGAAGGAGAAGAACCTTTCTCAAGCCCAGGCTGCCAAACTTTGCGGGATGTCAAAGACCACCTATCAGCACTGTGTAGGGGAGAGGGCAAATCCCTCAATTGACAAAATTTTAAAAATTTCCAATGCCTTTGGGATTAAGGTGATTTTTTCATAAAATCAACCTAATTTTGGCCTCTTCTTTAGTAACCCATATTCTAGGCATCTGGTTAATATGTGTGCGCGCTATTGTCTCTTTGGTTATAAACCCATCTACTGCAAGAGGGCCTGTATAACCTGAAGGTCTATAGACAAACTGAGTCTTGCCCTTTTTTGCAAGTTCTTCGTTAGGGACTTCAGTCCATTCATCAAATGGAATTTCCGTCATAATATAATCCTGAGTGGCTTGTTAACAGGTTCGTAGCGCTCGTTGACGTGGCTGGCGTTGACGAAGATTGTGTTAGGACAAAGGTTTTTTATAATTTGTAAATTCTCTGCCGTCATTTTCCCATAACATTCGTGAATGTGACCGAATACCATGAGTCGGGGTTGTATTTTTTCGATCTTCTTTAAAAGGGAATAACTACCAACATATTCAATCTGCTTATCGTAGTAGGACTGTACCTCATCCATTATTGCGAAAGGAGGACAATGCGTCACCAGTATATCAACATCCTCCGGTATCCTCGCCCATTTCTCGGCGAGTTCCTCATCTGTATCGACTGTAAACGCCATACAGTTCGGGTTCATTCCAGGAAGGCGCTTCGTCCAGGGCGATCCCCATATGCGTAGACCTCCGAACTCGGTTCCTGAGTCGCAGAGATACTCCATCTTAGGATCACCCCTATCCAATTCTAGTTTGTCGGCTTCATGCGAACTAAGAGCATGAGTCAGGAAGTTGTCGTGGTTTCCTGCGATATATACTATTTTTTTATAGTCTTGATCTTGTAACCAGTCGTAATAGGCCTTCCATGAAGGGATTCTGTCATCCGAAGTCAAATCCCCCGCCACAATAAGCAGATCGCCGCCTTCTAGCTTGGGATAATGGCCGTGCAGGTCGCTGATGCAGTCAATGATCATTCGGTGGCTCCGGTAACGGCATCCAGTGGGTTATATTTGGTTGCGTTTGATATTCCCCATGATTCCAGTCAGTAGAACAAAACTCGAAATCGCTTTGAGTTGGGACATGAAACGATATGTAATCACACAGAAATATTTCCGTATTTTCCCCGAGACACAACACCTTAGATCCTGCTTTAGGAAGGCGCTCTTTAACGCTAATCCATTCCATTAAAAAAATCCCTTCCATATTCCTTTCCATTCAAGAGAACAATCTCCAGGCGATCTGTCTTGACACCCAGCTTCTCAACTTCTTCCCTTACGTCATCTGCCGATCTGAATGCCAGAGAGACTGCCCCATATTCTCCAATATAATCGACCATAGGCTCTATCAGCTCAAACCGCGTCTTTTTCATCATCGATCCCTATTGCAGTCGTGATCCACATCATTCGAATAAACCCCGTCGTTATCTCGCCACGCGCTTTCCACGTCTCGCACCCATTCTCTGATGCTCTCTTCGCGCTCTAGCCTTCTTAACTCATCCCTTTCGGCCCGCTCTCTTATAGCCTCAGGGTCAAAGTGGAAATGCGACACATGCTCTATGAATCCCAGATCTTGGGCTACGACGCCTCCGGTCAGTATGATAGCGCAGCCTAAAATTCCAGATATCCAATAAATTGTTTTTTTAGATTCTGACATACGATCTCCTTTAATTTGGAAGCCTGAGGACTCGAACCCCGTAGTGCGCGCCTACCGTATAGATTTATAGAGCGACGGGTCAAAGGATACGCCTCTGACGCAGATCTCCACTTTTACGACAGATACCCATCTGCTTTGGCTCCCTTATTTCTCCTAACTAAATTTAGCAATAAACCACATTCCTACCACTAAAAGAATCGCCAGAAAGAGAATGTCAGCGAAAGCGTGGGTCATTTAGGCCCCATGGTTTTTCTAGCGTGCGTCGAGAGCTCCTTATAGATCGCATCGATCTTCTCGTCGGATAAATCGTCGTCTTCCTTCTCTTCCAGCTTATTCTTATTGGTTTTAAACAACTCTATACTTTCAGAAACGGTATTATTTTCCGTCATCTTTCCCTTGGTATACTGGTCCCACAGCTCAGGGGATGGAATGAGCCAAATGACCTTTATAACGTCAGTTCCAGGGTATGCCTTAAAAAGCATGGAGTTGCTCTGTGCCTGGGGCTTTGTAAGCCTTGGTTGCCAGATTATAGTCTTTTCGGGGATTTCTTCTAGGGTTTTATATTGGCCGCCTGAGAATAGCTTCATCTTTTCATCTAGTCCTAGTGTTCTAGCATGGGCAAATATATAGAACGGGTGCTCCCCGAATGGGCGCTTGTTTATTAAATCTTGACAACACTCGCTAATGTCGAAGGACTGTTTAGTAAAGTGCTCGAACCTGTCGTGTGCATCTAGCCTGTTTATCTTCATGTGCCTCGGTAGCGTTAAATAAATAATTTACTATATATACAAATTATTTACTTTAACACGCGTGCCAGCGTCAAGGCAAAAGGGAAAATGTCAGCAGTTCCTCAAGAAAATCCGGTACAGACACAAGAAGCTCCTAAAAATGATAAGGAGTACAACTTTGCTCAGATCAGACAGCAATTAGAGCGCGAGAAGCAAGAAAAGGCCCTGCTCAAAGAAGAGGTGGAAAAGTTAAAGCAGGTTGCTCAAGAGCGCCTGGCTCCAAAAGATGATGACGACGTGGAGGATAACGAGCCTTACGTTGACCATAAAAGATTAAAAAAAGAGTTGACAAAAGTTGCTAGGCAAACTGCCACTGAAACTGATAATCGGATCAACAACGCAGTAAATCGCGCACTTGCAGAAGAAAGGCAGAAGCAGTGGATGAAAAACAACCCTGATTTTTACGAGGTAATGCAACATGCGCAAACGTTTGCCGATAGAGATCCGGAGTTGGCAGAGAGCATTCTAGAGATGCCGGAGGGGTTCGAAAGGCAAAAGCTTGTCTACAAGAACATTAAGGCTTTAGGAATCCACAAGCCCCCTGAGCAGAAGTCAACTGTCCAGGATAAAATAGACCAAAATAAGCGGTCTCCTTACTATCAGCCATCTGGGGTGGCTAGCGCTCCTTATGCCACGTCTGGGGATTTTACCCCTGCTGGGAAGGAAAATGCCTATAAGAAGATGCAGGAACTCAAAAATAGACTGAGGATTTGATATGCAGGCGTTAGGAAAGAATCTATTAGTCAAGCCGATTGAAGAGGAGTTTAAGAAAGGCATCCTCATTATGCCCACTCAAAAGAAGCCAACTTTATACGAGGTCTTGTCCGTGGGTGATGAGATCACTAATGTGGCTGAGGGGGATAAGATCCGTATCTTTGAGTACGGGATTAAGGAAATAGAGATCGAGGATGGATCTAAGGTGTTTGTAGTTCCCATTGAAAATGTCTATGCTAAGATGAGGTGATTACTTTGTCTTGTTTCTTTCTTCTATAGCACACATTCTTCCGTGGAAATCCTGCATCTCTTTATGTATGGCCATGATCTTGTTATCGTTCTGAACGTAAAGAAATATTACCGTTCCTAGGTTGGTTGCGATTACCGCGAATACTGTTATAACTTGTGTCCAGTCCATTATTGTTTCCTTATGTAGACATTTAAACTAAAAATTTGTTATCTGTAATTATACGAAAGCACAGCGTTAAGTGCAATATTTTTTCTCCCTTCGAGCCGTTGAGTTGGGGTTTTTGTCGCCTAATTTAGAACACGAGCGACAGTGGGTTGCTATTCCGTGAAGAATCTTAAATCTTGAAATCCTAGTTCTTTTTCCACAATCACACTCGCAAAAATATCTCGCTCCCGTTGACTTATCTTCATCTAAGTCGAGTATGATTAGTGCCCCGAATCTTCGGCCTATGATGTCTACAAGGTCTGGAATAGGCCTTTTTTTAGGAAGCGTACCTTCTTTGAACATCTTAAGAAAACGATTAACTCCGTGTTTTTCAATGGATCTTTGAAATTGCCTACGAGTATATCCTGTGAGTTCTATTAATTCCGCCTGGCAAATTTTTCCCACGTGAGTTTCGTAATACGCATTATTTCTTTTGTTTCTGTGGTTGATCTTTGGAGAAGTCCATCGGCAGTTCTCTTTGAAATACCCTTTATTGTTATCAATCCTGTCCAGATGGAGCCCAACTTTTGATCCTTGAGCCACATCTTCACAGAATCGATCGAAATCCGTCCACTCTTTGCAAAGGGAGATTCCTCTTTCACCATAATTTTTATATTGTTTGTTTTCGGGTCGTGTACATCTATAAAAAATACTTGTCCATATTCTGTATAGCCTAACTATTTCCGTTGGTTTGATGATTGTTGTCATAAAAATAAATTTATCCTTATATTTAAGTTTCGGCCCCATCCGTTATCTGGGACTTGCGTTTACAGGGTTTCGCGAACTCATTGGAAATCGAGAACGGATGTTATAACGTTTCATCCACGGATCGTTTTTCCTAAGTAGTGTATAACATCTGACAATAAAGGTACAGATATGTCGATTACTACGACGGGGAATTTAGGGCCGATGATCCTTAGCATGAGGGATCTTTAAACTCTTTCTGATTGAGGTGGAAGTCCAGAATGTAACTGGATGACACTGCGGAAGGTGAAAACCACCGTAAACGACTAAGCGAAAGAGACGCCGGGAGGCGTGTGCGATAGTCTAAACTCTATGGAGACATAGAGAGATCGAGTCGAAGAACTTGATCCGCCTAGGGAACTAGGTCATAAAAGTAATAGCTCGTCAAAGCTTAGCTCCGGCTATGCTTTACGTCCCTACCCCAACTATGAACTATTAACTTTAAATGTAGTTCTAAAATCTTTGGTAATTGACTTGGAAGCCCGACAGGGTAACAAGGGGCAAGTTTGAATACAGCCTGAACGACTAAACCCAGAGACCCGAAAGGGATGCGATAGTCTGGACACTACGAATAAAAAAAGGTAGTGAGAGCGATCCGAAGAGGTTGCTCCGCCTAGAAATAGGTCTAAAAGTAACAGAATGATTCTCGTGTGCGACAAAGTGTCGATGCCAGCTAATGGCGGGACTACTTGCCGTTTCATGAGACCAAGAGCTTTGGTTCCTCCTACTGTCCAGTTGGGGAACTCGGGGATTGATCCCCCAGCTCAGGTGCCACAACGCGACATCATTGATGCGCAAATGGCATTCTTCGGGACAGGCTGCATTTTAGATTGTGCAGCATGATTTGGCGTAAAAAAAAGAATTAACGAACAGGTAATTTTACAAGACCAAGAGGGAGTTCTCGCTTGGGTTTCTGAAAGATTAGCTGTGGCGATGCGCCAAGCCGAGGATAGAGATAATGTCCTCGATAAACTAACTCTGATTGACTTGGAAACCCGACAGGGTGACAAGGGCCAAGGGGTTCAATTAGCAGAAGGAACTAAATGTTCGAAATCAGCTTTAAGAAAGCCTTTAGCATTAAGACGGCACATCTCGACTCGGATGTCTTCTCTAATAGCTATTGTCTCTGGATCGAGGGGAGTATGAGCGCCGAAACCTTTTTGGGTGTAAGTGGCTCGGAACTGAAGGATCAGTTCGGCTTGCCTCTTTTTAAGAACGAGGTAGGGCAGCAGCTGCGTACACAGGTCGACAAGGCGATGGCCTTGTATTACCCACTCGTAGATGTATCGTTCGTGTATCCCGTTTTTCTTGAAGATAGAGCGTTTGTGTTTCTTGGATTTGTGATTCATGTTGGCAAAATGCTCCTCAATCCAATCAAAAAGTTCTTTTCTCGTGTTAGAGATATTAAGAACAGATCGAAAGTTGGGGTTTTTGTATCGGTTGTATTTGGCGGGATTCACTCTGTAAATGCAGAGAGAACCCTCTCCATCGACGATACCAGCAAGATAGGCCAGTTTGAGGGGATCATAAATAACTTTTTCGTATTCGATAATTGGCATTCGCAAGCTCCTTGTGTGTAGTTGCATGTACATTGTCGCATATGGGCTAATTAAACGCCAGGCTGAACGACTAAGTGAGATAGCGCCGAAAGGTGATGCGATAGTCTGAGCAAGAACTATAAATAAAATTCTTGAGGGAGATCCGAAGAGGTTTCCCCGCCAACTATAAGGGAATTCCGAATAGTTGGTCATAAAAGTAACAGTGTGCTTATCCTCCGTGATTATATTGTTTCGGCGGCTAGCCAGATCAATGCAGGGGGGGGGTCTAATGGAGACAATCCCACAAATTTGGGAGTCTCTGACTTCTCGTTAGTGGCGACTACTCTCGATACTAATAACGCTTATAAATTTATGAGCGGTATCGAAGGTATGGACAGGTTTAAAATACCAGACCTGTATAAATTTTGGGTAATGGACTTGGAGTGCCTGGCTGCTTAAGCAGAGGTTAACAAGGGGCAAGATTATGGATATGGTTGGGTATATAATCGCTGAAGCAGACGGGAAATGTTTCATGTGTGGAAACTATTGCATGGAATGTGGATGTTGGTGCAAGGGATTGGATTTTTCTTACCTAGAAAATAATCAGCCTGAACGACTAAACCCCGAGACTCACGATGCATAAATGTACTGATGGAAGGCTCTTTGTAGAAGGAAATCAACTGTCTTGGTTTGATATTTTAAAAGGTTGGTCTTTTTTAAGAGTCGTCCGCTGTCCTCTATGCAAAAAGAGATGCGATAGTCTGAGCCAAGCGAATATATGAAGGCTTGGAGAGCGATCCGAAGAGGTTGCTCCGCCATTTTGTTGAGGTCAACGAAATGGTCATAAAAGTAACAGAAAAGTGGTACCGGTCCAGTACGCTCTGCATATTTTATGCTGAGTTCTACTGAGCTTCAAACGGATTTTGATGGTTTAACTGGTTCAGGATTCCTGTCCCAGTGGAACTATCCAACAAATGCTTCGGCACTTCCGAGCGAGTACGGTTCTGTGTTTAACATCAGAATCTTAACTAGCTCTGAGGCTCCCGTTGCACGCGCGTCGTCTAAAAATGGTAACGATGTTTACTACAACTCTGTTGTTGGTAAGCAAGCGATCACGCATATAAATCAGGATGGTTATTCCATGAACCTGATCTATCGTGATCCTTACTATTCTGGGATGTTAGCACAGAATGCCACTTTGGCGGTCAAGTTCGCGCAAGCGCAGGCGATCACCCAAGATACAGCTATTAGAAACCTACTTTGCACTAGACTCAGCTCTAGCGCAGGACCATAGGAGATTATATATGGCTGAATATTCAAGAATGGCAAGTGGAACATTTACTACTGCTGCATCTCCGGTGACGCAGTTTGTCAATCTTCCTTTTCAACCGCAAAGAGTAAAATTAGTAAATACTACATCTTACACTGCCCCTGCCCAATACGCAGTAACAACTGCTGAATGGGATATTAACATGGGACAAGGTACTTCTGTTATGGAGTATCTAGAATCTGCCAGCGCTCCTTGGATCGTTGCGGCTGATTCCGTTGCTTCTGCCGGTATTAGTACTTTTGCCGCGGGAAAAATGTTGCAGTATGGACCACAGCTCCAAGTTGCAAGTACAACAAAAGCCACAAATACTATCACCACAGCAAGTGCTCACGGACTTTCTACTGGGGATGTTGTGATCTTAGAAGGTATGTTCCAGTCTTCAACTACTGGCGTACCCCAAATTTCATTGATGCCTTTTGTTATTACTGTAACAAGTACTACAGCATTTACTATCAACTGGAACATGAACCAATCTAACTATACCAACCTCAGTGGATCACCTGCTGGTGCGTATGTTAGAAAAGTTTTGTATCCTTATGTTTTTGAGCCTGGTGTCAACTTCATCAGTGCTATTGATCTGTCAGGTACTAACGTAAAAATTACTACCACAGCTAACCATAACTACGTTGTGGGTCAAGAGGTTGGGTTTAGAATTCCAACAGCGTTTGGGTCTACTCAGCTCAACTCTCTGCCAAATGGTAGCGTCCCTGGATCTCCAGTATACTACTATGTGACAGCCCTAAATAGTAATACGCAGTTTACTTGCAGTGCTTTATCAGCTGGGGTGACTGCATATGCGTCTAACCTAACTGTAGCGCAAATGGTGGGTCAAAGCTTACCACAGGTGGTTTCAGTAGGCGACGTAAACAGTGGTGGAGTTGCATATAGTGGCGGGGCTCTATACCCATCGCCAGTATTCCCGACATCTTCGGGAGGCACCTCTAGCATTAACGGTCCTGCTATTAGTGGGGCTTTTGTTAATAACACTTCTCAAGGATTCCTTGTTGGGCTGGGAGTTGGTGCTGTACAAAGCAGCGCTCTTCTTCTGACTGCATCGAGCGTATACTTGTGGGAGGCTTTCCTATACGATTATGGGTCTTAACATTCATAATTGAAAATGGCGAAGAATCCTAGGCGATGTCTTCGCAAGTCGTCGGCTTAAAATGCCGAGGCGCAGGAGGGATGGGGGATCAGTCCTCCATTCCCTTTCCTGTTTTAACTTAAAGGATACTCATGGGTTATAATCCACCTCTTTTGTATGGGCCGATTGCCCCCGAAAACAATCCGCCGATCAACCCTCAATATTACAAGCCCAGCGTATTCGATATCTCCGCAATCTCCTTGGGAAATACAACAACTGTCACTACAACGGTCGACCATAATTATGTCGTGGGACAGACGGTGCGACTGTTGATTCCGATGATTTACGGATCTTTTCAGCTTAACGAGCAGATGGCTAACGTGATTTCTATCCCTTCTAGCACACAAGTCGCTTTAAACCTCGTTTCGACCGATTCTAAAGCATTTGTTTCTAATCCAACCTCTGGTACTACTCAACCTCAGATAGTGGCCGTAGGTGACGTTAATAGCGGTCAAATAAATTCTATGGGTCGCTCAAATAACGGTAATTATATTCCCGGAAGCTTCATAGACATCTCTCCTCTCTGAAAATCAAGCTTTTGCGTGACCTCAAGGAAATGGTCGCCCTCTAGCGTAAATAATTTCTTTAATGTTATTGCATTGTAAAGATTCAATTTTAATCTTTACAGGTGATACATGACAGAGAATTCTAAACCGAAAGTTAATAGTAACGCTCAAAAGGAACTAGACAGAGCTGAAAAGCACTTCGAACAGTTTAGCAGTGAAGTGAAAAACCTCACGCTAGATCGAATGAATGAAGCTCCTAAAGAGGAACTGGAACCTCAAACAAAGCTTTCTTCCAAAGAAATTTCAAAATCGAATATTCCTTTCCTGAAACCTAAAAAGACCGTCAGTTGTAAAGAAAAGTTCAATGAAGCCCATAGAGCAGATTACGAGTTTGCCAAAGAACGAGTAAACTTCGTTGCGGAAAACAACGAGCTCATTGGAGAGACGATTGACATATGGACCAGACCTTTTCCTGGGATTCCGGCAGAAGAATGGGAAGTTCCGACCAATAAACCGGTCAATGGGCCCAGATACCTTGCTGAGCAAATCAAAAGATGCACCTATCACCGCCTTGTAATGCAAGATAGAGTAGTGTCTACGGCTTCCGAGGGTTCTTATACAGGTCAAATGATTGCGGATACGATCAAGCAAAGGTTGGATGCTCATCCAGTCAGTGACAAAAAATCAGTATTTATGGGGGCTAGCAGTTTTTAGTCCGTAGGTAGCGATAGAAAACCTACATTTGTTAAATTTTAATTTAACTAGTGTAGGTAATTCTTGAATCTTCTTAGCGATATCATCACTTACGTACGCCGCATCATAAAGAGCCCTTCTAATGCTCAGATTACCGATAATCTAATCATAGATTATATCAATCGGTTTTGGCTTTTAGATGTCGATGCCAGAGTTCAGTTGTTCGATCTTAAGACCAAGTATCAGTTCCAAACGACACCTGGAATAGCCGACTACAACATGCCCTTGTACAACGTACAGACGCAGCCAGGCGCTCAGACCATTGGATCTTTCCCCGTTTATCAGGGATTCATGCAGGCGTGCTACGCTAACGGCATTCAAGTTCCCTTTTATACTCAGAGAGATCCTTTCTGGAACCTTTGGCCTAATTACCTTCAATTTGATGCAGAAGCTGCGGTAGGCGATGGAACAGCAGGACCGTATTACATTCCTATACCGTATTTTCCGGCCATTCCAGGACACATTGATATTACGGGAATTATTGCGACCGGCAACAATCAAGATCCCCCTCTAGTGACCAATGGGAATTTGATCCCTACTATCCCCACTACGAGTGTGTATTCAGCGGTCTATTTTACGGCAGTAGGAGCTAATGGACAGAATGTAGTGGTAGCCGATTCAGGGCAGTTTCTTTCCAATAATACCGATGAGAACCTGTATGGGCTTCTGATGGAACCCGGATCTGCCCCTTATGGCAATACTGCGTTAGTGGGTGGCTATTCGACTACACTCAATACTGTGAACTATACGCAGGGATATGCCAATGTGACCTTCCCCGCAGCTATACCGACAGGAACTCCAATACAGGCTCAGTGTTACTTTTACGAACAGGGACTCCCTAGAGCGCTTTTGTTTTATAACAACTGCATTACTATGCGTCCTCCTCCAAATACTCAATACTTAATAGAGATGGATGCCTATCTAACCCCGGCTGCCTTCCTCAATACAGGAAGCGCCATTCCTTTTGGATATATGAGTGAGTACTTGGCAAGAGGTGCGGCTAGGAAGATCCTTGCAGACACGGGCGATATGGAACAGTTCCAGTTCTACGAACCCTTATTTAGAGAGCAAGAAATTCTAGTATGGAAGCGCAGTCAAAGACAATTCACGTCGACTCGTACGGGAACCATATTCAGTGAAATCCAGGGACAATCAGGATACAACAATTTAGGACAAGGATCGGTATGAGCGCACCTAACTTTACATATAATTCTAATATTCCTCTTTCAACGCATAATCCTTCTGTTGACCAGCCAATGATGGAGGTTAATAATAATAGTATAGCCGGTTATGTTGCTGTGGATCATGTCCCGTTCAATACGTCTGGGAGTGGATGGCACAATCAAGTAACTTTTAGTAATGTCTCTACTCAAGCAACTCCTACCGATCCGGTTTCCATCCTTTACACAAAGAATGATGCGGCGGGACATCCCCAATTGAATTTCCTGAACAGCCAAAACTTCACCAATACATTCGCTGGCAATGGAGCGGTTCTCCTCCTGGGGGGACTGATAATCCAATGGGGAACAGGATCAACAACGGGATCTTCATTTGCTTTTCCTATTACTTTCCCAAATAACTGCTATAGTATGGTTGTTACGGGGACAAGTACGCTATATACGGGAGGATTCGTAGTTTCTGCTCTTTCAAGAACAAACTATACAGTATCTAGGACTTCGGGAACTGGTGCAACAGGATATTACTATATAGCCGTAGGTAACTAATGCCTAAGCTGTCTGTTAGACCTATAAAAGATGCTCTTAGGACTGACCAACTCGCCTTCAACATTGATGACGACTCCTTTCCCACTCTTATTAATGCCTATCAGTGGCGCGGTCGTATCAAGAGAAAAAGAGGGACCTCCTTTCTTGGAAGGCTTACCAGATTTTTCAATTCAAACTCAACCTCCTATTCATCTGTTTCGACAATCAATCTGGTGGGTGGAGCGGCCAATATTTTAACTGGGTTTTCTCTCCAGACCAACGGAAATATCGTTCCTGGTTCTGTAATTATCATAGATACAACTGCATCAAAAACTTATACGGATGCAGCCATGAATGGTAAGCTAAGTCCTGCTGCTACAATAACAGGAGCTACACAGGCCAATCCATGCGTGCTAACGGCAAACAATAGTTTCACGATGGGGGATACGGTTTTTATAAGTGGAGTTGTGGGAATGACACAACTCAACGGAAATGCTTACACTATTACTGCCGTTTCTGGGTCTAGCATCACTATAGGTGTCGATTCTACTTCATTCACCGGATATTCCAGCGGAGGACTCGCCACAGATATTAGTGTATCGGACGGTACAATCAATTATGCTACTGGATCCATCACCATTTCTGGAGGAGGAACAGACTCGATAAAAGTTGAATTCCTTTATTACCCCGACCTTCCCGTGATGGGTTTGAGAGAATGGGTAAGTCCCTCTGAGGCCTTTCCAGGAACCCTTGGGTTTGATCCGACGTACTCCTACAATATACTTACGACATATCCCTACAACATCTACGACGTTAGCTTCTACAAAAACCCTCCTACCTCAACCTATCCGAGTTATGTTCATAAAACCGTAGTAACTCCTACTTCTTGGAATGGACAAGACTATCAGCAGTTTTGGACGACAAACTACCAAGGCGCTTTATGGGCGACTAATGGTATAAATGTTCCCTTCAGCCCTGAAAATGTAGGAATGCAGTTCAAGCCTATCGTTTCAGTTACGGTTGTGTCCGGAGGACCGCCTGCCACCGCAACTTTACAAATTACTGGTCATGGTCTTTCTGTAGGAGACTTCGTTTTCGTCAATGAAGTAGTAACCACCACTGGAATCAACTGGCAAACGGGCTACGTTATAACCGTTACTGATGCCAATAATGTAGTAGTAGAGTTTCCAAATGCGACAATTGCTACTGACGGAACGGGAGGGATAGCTCAGTATCTTACTAATAGATCTGATACAACAAAAGACTGCATCCGATGGTACGATGGTGATCCCACTAACGGAAGCTCGACAGCACCTGTCCTCAATGGAAATCTTGGCTGGGTTAACTTCATGCCACCTCTTTCAAGGAGTGCTTTTAGTATAGATGACGAGCTTCCAGCGATCTATTATCTAGTAGGAGCTCGTATTATCCTTCCCTTCAAGGATAGGTTGCTTTTCTTAGGGCCGGTTATCCAATCTTCTTCGGGAACGCCTCTTTATCTGAAAGATGCGGTTATTTATAGCCAAAACGGAACTCCCTATTACACAGCCTCGTTTACGGGGGATGTAAGTTCGGCTGCCACAACGTTTGTGGCCATCCTGACACCTACAAACCAAACAGCTTCTCCTCCTTCTTATTTTGAGGATCAGACGGGATTTGGAGGAAATATTGTAGCCGGTTATGAACAAGCTATAACAACGGCTATTCCAAACGAAGATGTTCTAATTGTGGGATTTACCGCCAAGCAGACCCGATTGGTGTACACGGGAGATGACCTGATCCCTTTCAACTTCTTTTCCATTAACTCAGAGCTCGGATCGGCGTCTACTTTTTCTGCCATCACCCTGGACAGAGGTGCTATTACCGTAGGTCCTCATGGTATTATTTTAGCTTCACAGGTCTCTGTACAAAGAGTGGATCTTAAGATACCTGATAAGATATTTGAATTCAATTTGACAAACAATGGATTCCAAAGAGTCTGTGCACAACGAGACTTCATTAATGAATGGATTTACTTTACCTACTTGAGTAATGAAAGTTCTTGGGTTTATCCCAATCAAACACTTCAGTACAATTACAGGGATGAGTCCTGGGCCGTATTCAACGAATGCTATACAACATATGGACAGTTTCGGGTAGTACAAGATGCCACCTGGGCAACCATAGGCAATAGATTTCCTACTTGGCAAGACTGGAATGAGCCATGGTCTGCGGGAGCTTCAACTCTATTGCAACCTAGCGTCATAGCAGGAAACCAGCAGGGATTCATTGTCTTTAGAGATAGGGGAACATCAGAGTCGTCCTCTCTATATATTCAAAATATAGTTGGAAATACTGTCACTTCTCCCAATCACTCTCTCAATGAAGGGGATTATATTATCATCAGTGGATCGATGGGGGTTACCAATGTCAATGGTAATATTTACTCAGTAGATACTCCAACTACTAATACCTTCGTGTTAAACGGGTCTCCTACTCCTACCGGTACGTATATAGGAGGAGGAACTATCCAAAGAATGTATGTGCCTTATATCCAGACTAAACAATTTCCTGTCGCTTGGGAATCAGCAAAAAAGACCCGAATTGGAAATCAGCAGTACCTATTGTCTACGACCAATAACGGCCAGATAACACTGCTCATATTCCTCAGTATGAATGACGAGAGCCCCTACAACCTGGGGCCCATTATTCCCGCAGAAGATGTAACAAGCAATGCTCTCATCTATAGTACCGTGCTTTATACATGTCCTGAATCGACCAACCTAGGCCTTACTCCTGCTAATATAAATCTACAGATGGTTACAGGATCTCAGCAGCAGCAAATATGGCATCGGATGAACACCTCTCTGATAGGTGATACGGTGCAGATAGGATTTACTCTGTCGGATTCACAAATGCGCGATACGAGCATGAACAATCAATTTTCTGAGATAGAGTTGCATGGATTCATATTAGACGTTCAACCTTCTCAGTTACTGGCATAGTATGTCTAATCTTAATCAAAGCCCCTATTTGAGAGTACAGAGGCACTTTCCTACTGACAATCCTCAAGCTCTCTCAATCGAAGTAGATAGGGCTTATGTCGACACGGCCCAAAAGGTAAATGCGAGGACGATAGGTATTTTCCCTTCTAATAGCCCTATAGTAACAGGGGATCAGTGGTTTTTATCAGGGTCTTCTGAAAAGCAACAATCTCTGAGGCAGGCGTATACTTTTACTGGAACAGGAAATATTCCTCATAACATTAGCTTTACTGCGGTGTCGTTTGTCAGTCCCAAGTCCTACGGATCATTTACTGATGGTACAGACTGGTATGGAGCTATCTACGCTAGTAGTACAGCGATAGCAGCTCAGGTTTCATTCTATGTGACTTCAACGAACATAGTGGTGGTGGCAGCGGCAGCAGCTCCATCTATTACTCAGGGATATATCGTCCTTGAATGGGTGAGTCAGGTTTAAAATAACTCCTATAACGTCTGATAATAGATCTTATGATTCACTCTTCGTGAAGCATGTGCAGTCACGAAAAGCCTTGTCGAAGTAGTTAATCGACCGATTACCACAATCACAACACTCATGCTGTGTGGCACTTATGATATAGTGCTTGGCTCTTTCCTCGGTACACGAAAGGTTTCTCATCCAATATAGAATGGAGATTTTATTAAAAGTTAGCAGTTGCTGTAAAATCTTTTTTTTAATGCACTCGTCTAGTGCTAACTTTTGGTCAACTTTTTCGCTAAAACTCATACAATTTTTTTTAATTATTTCTTTACGGCTTTCATCCAGGATGTCGTGCAAAATTCTTGAATATTGACCACTGACGCCTTTTCTAAAGATTTCTAAGCCCATAATGAATCCTCCACAGGATATTTTTGACAAAACCGATATTTAGTTCAATTGTTAAAAATTTATTTAAAGTGGTAACTTAAAGTGAAAGGAGAAAAGTTATGTCAATGCTCACAAATGCCACAGGAGCTAGAGGGTTCGGTGGAGTGACTGGCGGGGATAAGATCCCAAAAGGCTACCGTAAAGGCCAGCTTCAGCAGTTCACTCCTGAGCAGATGCAGTTGTTCCAGAGCCTATTTGGTAATCTTGGTCCCGATAGTTATCTGTCTAAGCTGGCCAATGGAGATGAATCCCAGTTCGAGCAGTTAGAGGCTCCTGCGTTAAGACAGCTCGGCGGACTTCAGGGGGGGCTCGCTTCTCGGTTCAGCGGGATGGGGACGGGGGCTCGCAGGAGCAGTGGTCATCAATTGGCTCAGGGACAGTTGGCGTCCGATTTCTCTCAACAACTCCAATCTCAGCGTATGGGTCTTCAAAGACAGGCTATGCAGGATCTAATGGGATTTAGCAATGATTTGCTTAATCAAAGGCCTTACGATAGGTTTGTCACAGAAAAGCCCCAGTCTTTTTGGAAAAGCCTTCTTTTGGGTGGTGCGGGTGGTTTGTCTACGGGGTTTGGGACAGGATTTGGTGGATCGGCTTATAAAGGATTATTTGGTTAAAAATTATGGTACATATACTTCCTAAAGTTCAAGGATTCGGGGAAAAGTTGGGAACCGCTATCGGCGGAGGTCTTGGACAGGGATTCCAACAAGGGATGTCGAAGGGTCAAGAATTCGCCAATAAAATGGAATTGCAGTTGGCCAAGCAGAAAAAGGATTCTTCTGTAGAAAAGCAAAAGTCTCTGGCTTCTCTACAAGGAACAGTATCTGAAATGCAGGGTATGTTGGAAAATGATGACTCCGGTTTTGGAGTAGCGGGGCAATATTCTCCTTTCGGAAATTCTTTTGCTAATCGAGGAAGATTTAAAGTCCTATCATCAGATCTTCTCTCTTACTATAAATCTCTATTCCCAAGAGGGCTAACCCAGCAGGAGTTTTTAAAATTTGAAAAAGACTATCTTCCTAAGATTGGAGAGCCAGTTTCTACTATGAAATCCAAGTTGGGTGCTTTTCAAGATCTTATAGAGAATAAGTTAGATGAGGATGTATCGGAAAAAAGTTCAAAATCTTCTGGTTCACTAAAAAATGTTAAATCAGGTACGCCTTTGACAGCTGAGGCTCTCCAAAAAATAATAGATAAAGTAGGTAATGATAAAGAAAAGGTCAGGGCAACTGCAAAAAAAATGGGATATAAATTTGAATGAGTTTTGATTCATTATTCGATCAGATTCACAATAAAAATCCTAAAGTCTCGGGCAACAGTTTTGATTCACTTTTCGATCAAGCGTCTAAATCTAAAAAACCCGGTTGGAAGCAGGGGGACAGATTGCATGCCCAGGGTACGCTTGCAGCTGCCGATCTCGCTCTATTCCCATTAACCCTTCAATCTGATGTCACATCTTCTGAGGATGCTCAACATGCAGAATTTCGTAAGGGGATTTTCGAAGATATTGAAAGACTAGCTGAACAAAAACAAACAGGCGTGTGGGATGAGCAAGATGAGGAACTGTTTCAACAGCTCCAAGAACAAATCAAGAACCCTGAAAAAGCTGAACCTTTTGTGCAGACAGCCGATATTAGACCTTCTCACTTAGCCAAGAAGGGGATAAAAGAATTTACTGGAGAAGACCTTGAGCCTAGAAATGCTGCTGAGCATATTGTTGAATTTGCAGGAAATGTAATTAAACCAAAATCTTTGATAAAGGGTGTAGAGTACCTGGCCAGCAAAGAACTCAGACAAACAATAAAACTTCAGAAAAATTGGGATCGATTATCTAGAGCTGCTGCAAAGAGTCCTGAAAAACAAACTTTGTTGAATTTTGCTAAGCAAAAGGAACTTTCTCCTGAAGCAACGAATCTTCTTTTTCACTCCGAAGGAAGGGCAGAATACTTGGCGACCATAGGAAGAAAGACAAAAAAATTTAAAGGAGCTGTTGAAGAGTTAAACAAAAAACTAGGAAAAAATTACAATGAATTGAAGGCTCTAGGAGAACAAGGCGGTCATTTAAATCTTCAAGAAGCTGACGCGCTGATGGGGGATCTTGGAAAAGTTCTGGAAGAAATGAAGGGAGCCCCATATATAGGAGCAGAAGTTTCTCCTGTAATAAATTCTTTAGAAAAATCGATTGAGAATATTAATAACAAAACTAATTCTGTAAAAGAATTAATAGAAAGCAGAATTAATCTCAGTTCTGATATAAATTGGAGAAATTTTGAGAAAGGAGATTTTTATAGAAATGAAGCTAGACAGGCTTTTTTCAATGCCATAGAAAGGAAGAATCCGGCAGTGGCAGAAAGACTTGCTAATACAGATAGGGCTTGGGCAAAGTATGAAAAATTCAAGGATGTTTTGGATGCAAAAATTCCCACCATGAACATCAAAGGAGTGAAGGCTCCTGTTTCTTTGGTGGAAGCCTTAGCTTTTGGGGTAGCTCCATTTATTCCTGTTTTGGGAAAGGGGGCTGCGGTCGCGGTGGCTCTAAAAATAGCAGTCCAGAGATTAGCTACTCAAATGGCCATTAATCCAAAATATAATAAGCCTTTAAAACATTTACAGGCAGCTATGCTGGAGGGTCGTCCAGAGAAAATAAAAAAAGCTTACATGGCTATCAAGGCTATAACTAAAAAAGAAGATCCTGACATCTATGAAGAGATAAAAGACTTGGATTTTGATTGATTTGTTTCAATCTGAAAAAAGATAATACACAAGCTGGCATACATGTGATGCTGCGTATATAATTATCAGTCCCATTAAAATTGCTATCATTTTTCTACTCCTCCTTGTTTAGCTAATTCATTTTTTAAAGTTCCCTGCATCATCATTACAGTTTCCATTTTCACCAATCTTCTATCAATATCGTTAAATTTCCCATTCATCCAAAGAACTGAAGTTAGGATTCCTCCCAGAACTAGGACGGCATCTGTGTGCTTTTTGAACCAGTCCATTACTTTTGAACCTCTAATTTTTTAGACTTCCTTCTATCCCACATTCTTTTCGCAGCTTCGCTCCTGGGATTGTTGCTTTCCGCTCTGAATTCCGAAAAAAAAACAAAGGACTCTATAAAAGCCACTCGTTCCTTAATGTCTGAAACGTCATTTTTTATTCCGTTTACGTCGACCTTTAAAGTGTGTAAGTCTTTGTCTAGATGATCAATTTTTTGTACGATTCTTCCCGTCCTGAAAATGAGGAACAGAACTCCTGCTAGTCCTCCAGATCCAAAAATCAAATGTAATACTTCGTTAATTTCCATGATTCATCCTTTTTTCTCCTCTATAGAATGCCATATTCCCCATTAAATTTGTAGTGAAAGAATTAATTTGCTGACGTAGCGCATAAAAATACTGATAAGTTAAATTTTAATTTAACATATCAAGGAGTTTCCTATGACTTTCCAGCCAGGAGCAAATGTATATACCCAGGGCTTTGGATCTAGACCCGAAAACGTAGAGGTGCCTCACGTAGATGTAAGGGCGCCGACTACCACCGATATTCTATATCCTATCGGTAAGCCGTGGATCGATACGGTAAACAATGCAAGTTACATCCTTTCCTCTTTTTCTACATCAGGAAACGTTTCTACCGCCAACTGGCTTATTACTGGTGCTACTTCTGGTGCTATTTCTAGCGTCGTTGGAACCACTAACCAAGTCACCGTAACTACATCAGGTGACGTGGCGACCGTTTCCCTCCCTTCTGCGATTACAACTCCTGGATCTTTGACAACCACAACTAGTTTGGCTTCGACAACCACTCTAACCGCAGGTACGGGATTAACTGTAACAACTGGAGGAGCGACCATTACAGCAGGTGGTTTGACAGTCACAGCGGGTGGAGCTGCCATAACAGGTATCACCACAATCAATACGACTGGATCGGCTACCACAACAATTGGTACTGGAGGAACGGGTTCAGTCACTATAGGTAATACAACTGGAAACACCTCTGTTACTGGATCGCTCGGAACTTCGACGACTTTGACTGCTGGAACTGGTCTAACTGTGACGACAGGAGCTGCTACCTTGACCAACGGGAATTTGGTTTTAGGAGCGGCTGGAAATAAAATCGTAAGCGTCAGTGTGGGAAGTAGCACAACTGCTGGAGCGAACTCCTTTGGAAGTGTAACTTTAGCTTCTGGAACAGCTGTTGTAGCCACAACCGCAGTCACCGCCTCTTCTCTGATTAACGTATGGAGACAGGGCGTTGGTTCTACGGGTTCGGCTTCTTTGGGGATACTATCAGTTGGAACTGTGACTGCAAATACCTCCTTTCAGATTAATGCTCTTCAACCTGGAAATGCTACAGCCGCTCAGACTACCGATGTGTCGGTCGTGGGCTGGATGATTATCAACTAAGGAGATCACATGGTCTTTAAACAAGCCGCTCTGTTCGACATTCTCAGACAGGTCGCTTATTCGAGTCTAAATGCGAGTCTTACGGCCCTAGGAACTCCTCTATCAGTCAATGCGAGAATAGTTCGTTTTACTAATACAACAGACAAAGATGTTTATGTTTCCACAGATGGAATAAACAACATGCTCCGTATAGCCACGGGGGGATTTCTGTTGCTTGATTTGGAGACTAACAGGTCTGCCACTGGAGATAATCTTATACCCTTAGGAACTCAGTTTTACGTGGCTTACGTGGCCGCCCCTTCATCGGGAGAGTTTTGGATTGAAGTAGTCTACTCAAATAATTAAGAGGTAATCGTGAGCCAAGCAGGACAAGCAAGCAGCAGTGGTGGAGGCGGCGGTGGTGGCATTGAGACGATTGACGGCGATGTCGGTTCAGTTACCGGCTCTACCGTTGAGCTAACCGGTGGTAGTACAGGCCTTATATTCACTGGCGTAACTGCCACAATGACCATGAGCGGAACTCTGACCGTTCCTAGTGGTGGTACTGACAAAACTTCATTCACAGCCTATATGCCGATCACGGGAGGAACAACCACTACAGGAGCCCTTCAGTCTGTAGGAACTGGCACAGCAGGCTACGTCTTAACGTATGTATCCTCTAGCGCCTTACCTACCTGGCAAGCTGCTTCTGGCTCAGGCATCGTAACCATAGATGGAGATAGCGGCTCTGTAACTGGTAGCACTGTAGAGTTAACGGGGGGAACAACAGGACTCATTTTCACGGGATCTTCCGCTACCTTGACCATGAGCGGTACACTAGCCGTCAAAGACGGAGGAACCGGAGACAATTCTTTTACTACTTACATGCCTATTTGTGGTGGCACAGCTACGCAAGGGGCTCTCCAATCAGTTGGAACTTCCACAGCTGGATACGTTCTTACATACGTTTCCTCATCGGCCCTTCCGACTTTTCAAAATCCTAACTTTTTAAGTACAACGCCTTTCAGTTACGCTATTTCTGATGAGACCTCAGTCATCACCACATCGAATAACCTCACTTTTCGTGCTCCTTTTGCTTGTAATATCTCCAATATTCGTGCTTCTCTGGATGTGGCCTCGTCATCAGGTGCAGTAAAATTTGATATCACTGCTAGTGGCACCACTATTTTCTCCACATTGCTACAGTGCGATCAAAGCGCAACTACAAGCGTGGGATCGGGAACTCCTTACGTTCTAAGTACAACATCATTCACAGATGATCAAGTAATAGTCTTATCAGTCAATAGCGCAGGAACAGGAGCCACAGGAGCCAAGATAACTCTCTATCTGACGGAGACATAATATGCCCAATCTTGTGAATCCATATATCTTTCTCTTCCCTCCTCTAAATAGCGACCTTATCGCTTGGTATGACGCTCAAGATCCTTTAGGAACAGGTCGTCCTTTGTCCAGCGGCTCCGCAGTATCTTCGTGGGTTGATAAGAGCGTGAATGCAAGAAATGCTTCCCAAAACGTTAGCGGGGCGCGACCCACTTATACCTACAATGTCCTAAATGGAAATCCAGGAATCTTATTCGACGGAAGTGCGTCTTACATGTTCCTAGCGGCAGACTGGAATCTTCCTAGCACTTCGACAATATTCACCTATGTTCAGCCTACTCTTTCGAGTCAAGGCGGAGGCATAATTTTGGGCTCCATTTCTAATACTGGAGGATGGTCTCAAAACATTAGATATCAGGGAAATGTTCCTGAATTGTCTTGTTGGAATCTAAATATAGCAACCGCTACGGTGACAGCAACGACATCTTCTGTGATTTGGAGCCTTCGAACCAATACAGGAACGTCAGCAGCCCAATTCCGTCAAAATGGCACTAACCTATCGACGACTTCTATCATAACTGGCAACCCATTCATCATGGGTCAAATCGGCGCTTTAGGAAATCCTGGCCCCCCAGGAGCTGGGTTCTTTCAAGGCTACATATTCGAGATTCTCATCTACAACGCCTATCTCACCGATGGTCAATGCGCGTCCGTTGAATCTTATTTCGCAGCGAAGTGGGGTTAAGCACAGGAAATGATACAATGACAAACAACACCACAATACCTACACTCTTAGATGCTTCTTCAGTCGGAAGGGGTTCTTCTAATCCTTTCGTAGTTCAGTATCAAACCAGAGATCCGACCTCGTCGGATGTTCAGTATCCCATCCAGAAAATATGGCTAAACACCACTACTAATAACTTTTGGTTTTTAAAAAATTTCACTACTTCCAATGGCGTACTTTCCGCTAACTGGATTTTCTTTTCCTATGGAAATGCTCTAGGGTTTGATGTAGATGCTCACACTGATCCTGGTACAGATCCCGTCATTTTTAGTCCTTCTGGGCTCATTACAGTAACAGGAGGTCAAGTCGCCGCTGGAACCACTACTCACGTCCTACAAACAGATTCCGTTGCAGCCAATGAATACACAATTGAAATTCAGCGCTCGCAAGCGGTCGCGTCTCCAACAGTAGGAGACAATGGGGTTTCTCATTACGATTCAGCGCATTTTTCTGTAGATTCTACTGGATACGTCCAGTTATTGGGTGGTGGCCAAGCTATTGATTCTGTAAATGTAGATGCCCATACAAGCCCAGGAACTAATCCTGTTTTACCTGCAATAGATGGGTCTATTACAGTAACAGGAGGTCAAGTCGCCGCTGGAACCACTACTCACGTCATTCGAACAGACTCCCTAGCTGTTAATACCTACACCATCGAAGTACAAAGATCCCAGGCTGTAGCTTCTTCGACAGTAGGAGACAACGGAGTGTGCCACTTTAGTAGCTCGCAATTTGGAGTTGATTCGAATGGATTTGTGACATCGATCATTCCTTCTTTCACTTCTGTTCATGTTCAAACTTTCACTCCAGCCGGATCTTATACATATACTCCTACATCTGGGATGAAATACTGCACTGTTCAAGTTCAAGGAGCAGGTGGGGGCGGAGGAGCTTCTGGAACACAAGAGGCAGGTTCTGGATCTGGAGGTGGAGCGGGAGGTTATTGCATAGGTCTCTATCCTGCAGCCAGCGTAGGATCATCAACAGCTGTAATCGTAGGAGCAGGGGGAGCCACTGGAACAACGACCCTTTCAGGAGTTACTGGAGGAACATCTTCCTTTGGATCGCTTCAATCAGCGACTGGAGGAGTTGGAGCTGAGGCCGCTAATAATTCGGGAGTAATTTACAATTACTTCGGAGGATCGGGAGGAACCGCTACTGGAGGATATCTCCAGTGCGGAGGAGCAGCGGGCGACGATTCATGTTTCTACAATAACGTAGGGACTGGAAACTTTTCTCACTGTGGAAATGGAGGAGATTCCTTTTTCGGTGGAGGAGGGGAAAGCGCCGCTTCCGGATCGGGAACTGCTGGAGGAAATGGCGCAGCTCCTGGCGCTGGAGGTGGTGGAGGATCGAACTCTGGTAGTGGTGGAACTGCTGGAGGATCTGGAGCAGACGGTGTAGTAATTGTAACGGAGTACGTATTATGACTTTCCAGCCAGGTGCAAATGTATATACCCAGGGCTTTGGATCTAGACCTGAAAATGTGGAAGTTCCTCATCTAGATATGAGAGATCCAACTCCAAATGACATCCTCTTTCCAATTGGGAAAAGATGGACTAATACTATAGGAAATTCGGAGTGGGTTTTAACCTCTCAATCCACTATTGGAAACGTCACTACTTCCACGTGGGTTCCTCTTGGAAGTGGACAGCAGGTGGGATTCTTCTCTTATCTTTCTAGTACTAATATCGACTACACGAGCGGAACCGACTTTACTTATGGAACGGGAACTGGATCAACTTATGTCACAACATATAACGTGGGATCTTCATTTAGCGGAGGAACATTCACTGCTCCCATAAAAGACGTTTATTCTTTTACAGGCTACATAGCATGGGAATTCTTCCCCATGGGAGTATCGTATGCTGCTGGGGAGGCTAATCTTTTAGTAAATGGAGTCGAAACACTCACAGGCGCCCAATTTAACAATATAATCAATGACAACTCGATTCAGAGCTATTTGATCGCTTCAGTTACTGGACAAGTACTATTGAATGCGGGAGATACATGTGGATTGCAAGGATTTTTAACTTTTGGAGCGCAAGATCCTGCTTCTTTATTTATTGGAGGAGGAACGACACCCTATCTCACCACATTTGGAGGCAGTCGCCAAAGAGTGTATAGCGCTTAAATTATGAAAGCTAATACAACGAAGAATATAAAACCTAAAATTAACAAAATAGATATTCCAACAAGAGGAATCTTTTCCATGAATATTTTATCCAGTGTGTGTTTATTTTCCATTTTTATATTGTTAGCTGGTTGTACTCCAACGGAAGTGAAAATGGCCGACGACTTCCTGGAAGGTGAAGTTAAAGTGGTAGAGACCATCGTCAATGATGCTAGTGGCCTTCCTCAAAAGCAATGAACCGTCTCAGTCGGCATTTGTCGCTTCTGATCTAAAATTTGGCCTCTAGAATCGACCACAATCCACTTTCTATAAGTTATGGATACATCCATACTGACTACCCTCCGTAATTGAATTTACCCCAGTTAAAACCTTTATTTGACAATTTAGCCGATTCGCTGTTCCTGTAGGCTTTTCTGCGACACTCCTTGCAAGATGAAGTCGAAGGCGAGAAGTGGAGAACTTTAATTTTTTCCTGTTTGCATTTCGAGCATTTTTTGACTTCTTGAAGAATGTCCATGTTTTAAAAACTCCATGAGCCACGGGATTTTCTTGGCTTGTTCTAGAATCTTTTGCTTAAATTCAAAGTCTTTCCTAGGACACATAAAACTGAAAGTTGGAAATTCCCTCATGGTGACAGGATTCCAATTGGTAGGTATCTCTGCTTTTATTTTTTCTTCATCAGAATCATAAGATACTACCACACTGAAAATTTCTATTTCATTTTCAACAATCTCAACATCTAAAGCACATGTTCTATTCATATTTGTATCGATTATTATCTTTCTTATTTCGACTTCCATTAGACTTTTATCCCATTCAACAGTTCCGATTGCTTCATTTTTGGCTGCCTATCCCAAAACTTCTTGGCCGTATCCATGTACACATTAAACACGCCTTCGACTTGTTTGGAATATTCCCCATTCGACTGATGCAGAGGAATGGGAGTTGCATAGTTCCCGAACTTCGCATCAGAAGGTGGATTAAAGGCTACCAAAAGCAAGGATTTTGTTAAACCATGAGAATCTTTCACTCCCACGCTCATGCCCGGATGCAGGCTCTTTTGGACGGCTTGATAGAAGCGCTCGGCTGCCAGGAGGTTGGTCTCGTAATCGCGGTGAGGCCCTCGACTTGGTTCTTCTGAGCTTCCTCGCGACCATTTTACTTCTTTCATACTTCTCCTCCAAAGATTTGGACTAGGGTTTTTTGAAAGGTATCCTCAGGTAAGGTGAAGGGAACCTCTTTAGCGTTATCGGGATTGATGGCATAGCCCCCTCGGATGACGAGTCTCTCCATGTGTTTGGGATAGCGCTCTTTTAGTTCTAAACAAAAGTCTTTATTTTTTGTAACTATTTCTTTCTCTTGACCCCTCTCACGCTCTTCTTCCATGTTGAGCCACATCTTATCGAACTGCTTGCCCAAGCTGGAAGGAGATAGGACATTGCTTTTGTACCAGTGAGTCTTGGCTGCCCAGGTGATCACGGCTTTCAGATCCTCAGGGCTTCTCTTTTTCTTCTTTATCAAAACATCAAACTCCTCGGCCCATTTTTTCTTGTTGGGAGTTTCCATGTCCGGCTTTCTTTCTTTGAGGCTCTTTAAAAAAAACTCCACACACGACTCGGCGTCAGCCGAGGGAGGCGAAGCTGCGCGAGCCTTTTCTTTAAGTTGTTCTTTCTTCTCTTCTTCGTAAGAAGAAGATTGCTTATTAGTACTGTCCTCATTTTCAGTATACTGATTTTCAGTACCCTGATTTTGAGGACATGGCAAACATTTTTTGAATTTTGGAAACTCGGAGACGAAATACTTGTACCGTTTCAGGCCTTTGACCAAGAAGGTTTCTCGTTTGATGTAGCCAGCCTCTACTGCTTCGTCGATCAGCGGATACATCCGGTTTTTGGAAATTCCCTGTTCTTTCATGAAATAAGGGATCGAGATCTTCCAACTGTTGTCGAAGCTGAGGCAGTAAATCAGGAACCACCGACACTGAGGGGACAGGTCTTTGTTTCGGATCAGGTCTCGATTGATCTGGGCGTAGGGGTTAACTCGATCGTGCGGGCATCTTTCGAAGGTATTAAAAGAGTCATCTTGAACTGGATTCATAGGTTCCTTACTACTTTTAGCAGGAGAAACCACCCTTTCCAACAAACCCCTTGCGATAATCCTTGTGGATTATTAGACTGAAGTTATAAGATCTCTGACGAGTTTTCGTTGATCTTGTTCCTTCAGTAGATCGTGGGAACGGGTGTTTTCTCCTGACGGTCAGCTTGTAGTAGGGCTGGCCGTTTTTTTATTGTTACCCTAATCCTATCCCAAAAAATTCATTTGAATCAAATGGTAAAACTTTGATACCTTCCTATCTTTAAGTAATCTTAATAGGAGATAAGGAGGGAAAATGGCCTCAAAAATTATCCAGCTAGACATGTTCATCAGTGATCTACGTGAATTGGAGAAGCTTCAAAAAGAAGAGGAGGAGCGAAAGAATAATCGCAAACTTCGCGCGGCTTTCCATCTTTTGAGCGACTTAGGTAGAGGGATGAAAGAAAAAACTCCCCGAAGAGAACTTCAGGGAGAAACGTAAGGAGACACCAATGTAGAGTCAAGCTACACCTTTTATATAGATCTTACGACCCATTTCTCGAAAGACTTTTTTCGATAGGGAGTTAGATCGATTCCCCACAGTTGAGGAATTTTAGAATAATCGACAGAGCCTTGACAGAGCTGTTTTTGCATACAAACCCCATAGCCTTTTGCACTGCGCCCTTGAGTTAAGGATTTAAGATAAGCCGCCAGCTCGTCTTCCTTTTCTTCAAGGGCCTTTTTCTGTTTCTTAATATCTACGAGCTCTGTAGACCATTTCATCCAGTCTTTATTACCTTCCATGCAAAGATAATCTCTGTCCGTGAGCTCGGGAGGAGTCTTTTTGAGAACCATATCCCAAAACTTGGACTCTTTTTCGATCATATCGTCGATGTAGGCTTGATCGCGCTTAACCTCGACAACAGCACCCTTTTGGCCATCAAAGCTAAAATAATACATGCCATCGACGCCAGAGACTTCGATCTGATGCTGGACTTGAGGCCAGTACTTCTCAGGAACTTTCTTACTTAGAGCAATCGAATGATCTTCTTTGTTGGGACACTTGATCTCGACCACAATTTTTCCTGTCATGTCGATTCCGTCTAGAGATGCTCGCATCCAATTTCTTGAAGGATGCTCAACATTAGAGGGAGCTACCAAAGTTCCTACGATCTTTTCGAACTCCTGTCTAGCCTGTTCTTCCATGTCTCGACCTCTCTTCATAGAAGAATTGTCGAACTGTTCGGAAATCCCAAAGACTTTCTCTTGCCACAACTGATTAGGAGTCTTCCAGGGACTGACTCCCATCAAAATGGGAGCATCGCTGCCCCCTATTCCTTGTCTTCTCCAGTCATGCCATTCTTTATTCATATTTAGCCTCATCACATAAGTGGTCTCCCCAGGAGGCGCAGTAATTCACATATTCTTCGTGTATCTCTTGAGGTTCTGGGTCTCTTCCATTTTCTTCTATAAATTCTTCGTAGAGTTCATTAAACAGCTCTTTTGTCATCGTTCATCTCCTCTGTTTTTTTCTTCAAAAGCTTCTCAAGATAAGTAACTACTCCATCGAATTTCTCAGGAGATAGATCGTAAATAGAGGATATTCCAGCCCTTTTGCATATGAAATCCTCTGCTTTTCTGTCATCGAGATCCAAAAGCATGAAATCCAGCTTGGCCATTTGCTCTTCGGTTAGCTTTTCTTCGACAACAGGAGTTTCTATGACCATCTCAGCATCGGCATCTTCCAATGGTCTTTTCTCTGGAGATACTCCTTGGATATCAAAGCGCTCTTCTTCGCTGTAAGAGTTTCCTACAACATCAGGAAATAGAATCCTGGCCACTTGAGACATACAACGATTATAAAGCATGTTCTTAGGGTACTTCTTCCAGGTAGGGGAGTTGTTCAGGCCTGCCAAGCTAGCATCTTCCATAGTGTACTCTAGATTTAATGAATCCCCATTATCTTTACGGGTAGCTGTGATTATGCACTTATCTTTGGTCATCGCCGTAATCTTGATGCTATGGCCCTCCTTTCGTATCCTGTCAGCCATCATGGCGGTTGACATACATACCTTGCCGTTGACGATGTAGAATCCTCCATTCAATGCCTTGAGAGGAGATATCCCTAAATCGTTTGCACTTAGCATAAGATTCAAGAGCGCCGCTTCGCTTGTATTAGCGTACTGCTTTGAATCAGCGGCTATCTTCGCTAGTCCTTTCAGATAGTCTATTTGCTGTTGTTTTTGTTGAACTAAAGTCAATTGCGTCATACTTACCTCGTATTTTTGATGTTGTTTTTTGTGAAACTTTATTTTTTCTTTTTTTTTCCTAAACCACTCTTTGGATCTTAACGAATTTTGCTTTCTTTCTTTTTCTTTGCTCTCCCTATCGCAATCCCAACACGAGGAATTAATCCTGGTCCTACCTGAAGGATCGGGTCTAAATTGGGATTTATCCTTGATGCATTTGCATCTAAAGCACGGGTGAAGGCTCATACAATTCCGCCCTGTCTTCTTCTATTTCACGGATTTTTATCCATTCGAAAGCCTCAAGATCCATCGGGCAGTCATCTTCATCGAGAGATTGGAGATAGATGCAGTATTCTTCAGATAGGAGCTCCTCCCAAACATCATTTGGTTGCATTGGATGCCCCCTTCAATTCATTCTCGTGATAATCAAATTTTCTGAGATGATAATCGAACTCATCGCGAGAAAGCTTGGCGCTTTTTAGATGATGTTCCATTTGAGAGAGGTGATAAGAAATATCTTGCAATTGACCTAAATCGGACGCGAGTGTACTATCTTTGACTGATAACATTTTTAGTCCTGATGTTATTGTTTTTTCTTTCTCCCTTGGGTTACAGCCTGAGGGAGTCTTTTCTATTTATATCTTAACTTCCCAGCTTTAGCAACAGTCCTCGAAGGTTTCTGCGTTAATCGCGGTACTCTCAAGATGTCTCCATCTTAAAGTACCCTATTTATTTAAATCAACACAAAATGAAAAGTTATGGAGGAAAATTCTCTTCCTATATATGCTAACGTTTTGAAAAAACAGGAAAGTATGAAGTTAAAAGATTATTTAGATTCCAGAAACTTAGGTTATAAGGAATTTTCCGACATGATCGGCATAAGTCAAAGCGCTCTTTCCAACTACATTCACTTCAGGAGAGAGCCCCGAAAGGCCATAAGAAACAAAATAATAAAAGTCACCAAGGGAAAAGTCAGCTTGCAAGATCTGCTGCCCAGTTAAAAATAAAACTTAACAAAAAAAACCGTTAGCACTATGAAAAGACTAGCGGGGTTGCATGATACAGCTAGAAATTCCTTGGGAGCCTACTTCTTGGCTAGCTCCCATTAAGGGAAAATATGTCTTTTACGATCCGAGGGCTTCTGAAAAGAAAGCCACTCGATTCCTCATAAGTCAAACCTACACCGATCCCCCTCTCACTGTCCCCACAGTTATAGAATTCACTTTCCACTTTAGAATCCCAAAGTACGCTTCTAAAAAAAAGCGCTCCGACATGCTAGCCGGCAGAGTCATCCCAACGAAAAAAGACGTCTCCAATCTCGTGAAGCTCTACGAGGACTGTTTAAAAAAAATTGTTATAGACGATGACAGAAACGTAGCAAAAATATTTTCAGAAAAGCTATACGCTGAAAAAGACATGACCATCATTAAGGTATACACACTCGAAGAATATGCGAACAATCGCCGATGAAGTAGATGGAAGTTTCTACGTTGATATCGTTCTATCCCCAGACGAAACTAAGCGCATTAGACAAATGGAAATGATCCAAGGGGAAATGATTTTGAGACGAAGGAAATATTACATAGGAGTAAGACTTCATGGCCACTGGGATGAAGAAGAAAAAGAAGACGTATGAGCTGAAAGATGCCTTAGTAGGGATAGGGTCTAAGCACCCACCCACTCACATGCCTAGAGCATTCCTAATAGTTATTTGGGAGCTGATGAAGGCTAAAACGAGAATAAAAAATTAGAGGAGAAGGTAGAAAAAATTATGCCACTGAAAAAAGGAAGCAGCAAGAAAGTTGTCAGTGAAAACATCAGAGAAATGCAGGCGAGTGGACATCCTCACGTCCAAGCTGTAGCCTCTGCCTTGAGCACTGCGAGCAAATCTACCGCAGCTCGCAAACCAAAAAAGAAATGAACGAGCAAATTTGTTTCGTCTGTGAAATGACTAAATATCCTCCAGAAAAGATACAGGATCATGACTTCTTTTACGAGAGAAAAAACGAGTTTTATCCCGACGACGATTACGGAAACTTTGCCTTCGTTTGCCCTGAATGTCACGAAAAAATCAAACTTTATTATTTAAATAAAATAATAGACTTTGATACATGAGAGATAGAGTATAAACATTTTTTTAAGGAAAAAATTTATGGCACACAAAAAGAAAGCCCACGAAAAAGAAATGCACAAGGGCAAGCATCATAAAGAACATGAGCATGAAATGCACCACGAAAAGAAACATGCGATGAAAAAAGCTCCCATGAAAAAACACGCAGGTCGTGGCAAGTAATGGACAAGCTCATTAAACGGGGTTTCGAAAGAGTTAAAAAGGTCGCCTCCCGAGAAGAGAAAGATCTAGTGAAGAAAGATAAGGTTCGTGATAGAAAATGCGAGCACGCCGAAAAAAAGGCCAAGCGCAAATGATCTTATCAGCCAGGAACGTATCTAAACTTAGACTAAACGATTTCTTTGTAACAGCGCACAGGATGGTATTGAGTGCTCTCTACACCAATCTCGCAGCCAGCAAAAGATTCGAATTTAACAATAACGGTCGGTAAATCCAAAATTGTAGATAAAAATACAAATAAGGAAAGAGTCTACCGTTATTCCGATATCCCGACGGATGAGTACAAATGGGTGTACAATCTTTTGTACAAGCCCATACCTTTTGATCTTCTGCACCTCAAACTCAATGAGACCCTTAAAGTCAAGTCGGGTTGGTGGAATGGGGAAGACTGGGAAGGCCTGCGACTGAAAACAGACGAAAAAATAATAGCTTGGAAAAGAAATCATGAGTTCGAGCAATAAAAAAGAAAAAATGAATTTAGAATTTAACTTTTTATTCTCTTTACTGATTTATTTCTTTATAGCCTCTCTAAGCGCATTCTTCACATTACTATCAATCTACCTATACAAAGGCCTCACAACATGAGCGCAGCAGAATATATCGAGTATTCAATAACAGTAAAAGACGAGCACAATACGCTGTCTAAAAAGGAAATATCGTACGAGCCTCTACTTCTCAGCAAGAATGATGAGACACTCGCAATGGCCGTAGAACAGCTATTTCGGAAGTTTAAAGAGAACCAGGTAGGCGAACCCTATGAAGTTGAAGCCCCTGAAATAATCCTCAAGTTCAAGATGGTTTGGCAGGCGTAATATCCCTTGCGTCACTCAGAAGCTCCAACATTAGCGGGTTGTTTCTTAGATACTGCCCAAAAAGGTAACAAAGAAAAGCAGAAACGCTCTCGCGCCTCACACGCGCCACTAATCTGAGATCCGCGTACTCCTCATGGGTTAAATTAATAGTCACACGCTTCCATTCCTTTCTCATTGAAGTTCTCCCGTTGTTAAATAATGATAGGCGCTCTCTAAATCAAAACATATCGAACCCTCTTGCAAGAGGAGGGAAAACCCCTCTTCTTCAGCCTTTTCGTAAGCGGCCTCAATAATCTTATCGTTTTCGTGACAGCTCATACCATATCCTCTTTTTTCTTTCTTAAATTATAAGTCAAAGCCCTAACGGAGCTTTTGATTGTGTCGTAATAAGAGCCCGCATGGTAATCCGAACACCAATCATGCTTATCGTTCTCGTGGCGAACATTCACACAATGCGCCTCATCAGGGGCGTAATAAGGCGTTATCCAAGTTATAACCATCCCTTCAAACCTAGCCACATACGCACGAGTCTTTCCATGCTCATAAGGTTCCACTCCAGCAAACTTCTCAACGGCTTTCTTTAAATTAATATGCTTCATCTTTTTTTTCCTTGTTGCTTGCGTTATGACAAACATAATAGCATAACTGCGATTAAATACAAGACATAAAAATTCATTTAATGCTAAATACTGAAAATGAAGGGTTAAAACAATTATATGACAGAAGAAAAAAAGAAGTTCGGCGGAAAGCAAGAAGGCGCAGGTCGCCCCCCAAAAGAGATTAATTGGACTCTCTTTGAAGACCTATGCTCCCTTCAATGCACCCAATCAGAAATATGCTCTGTTTTGCACGTACACGACGACACCCTAAGATCCAAAGTTAAAGAGTATTACGAAGAAGATTATTCGGCTGCATATAAGAGATTTTCAGAAGGCGGAAAATCAAGTCTCAGACGTATTCAGCTCAACTTAGCCAAGAAAAACCCAGGAATGGCCATATTCTTAGGAAAACAATGGCTAGGGCAAAAAGACAATCACGACGTAGTGCAGATCTCCCCTGAAATGGCCCAGCAATACGAGGCGGTCATGAATCAGTTGAAGCAGATGCAGAAAGCTCCCGCATTGTCTGCTTAAACGTTTCAAAAGACTCGGCTTGGAGTAGAGCCGCGCTGCCCAGCCCTTCAGCTATCTTTTTAGCATGTTCTTTGTTGTCCTGAGAGAATATAAAAGCAGCCAACACCGCCTGCATAATGTAAAAAATATGCGAGTTCTTATGCCCCTCCAAGAGATCGCCGATCTGACCGCTTACTCGTTGGATCACTTCAAGATCTCCCTTGGGAAGCACGTCAATGATGCGAGTTTCTTCCATATTCAACCTTTCTTTAAAATATTTAATATGATTAGCATAAAGTATTGTAGATCCACATTAAGAGCGAAGGAGAATTTTTCATGCTGAGGAAGTGTCTCGAAATAATTAACCTGAGCCTCGAGCTGCTCGATAAGCTCGTCTCGAGTAACGCCTTTGTTGTCTTCCTTATTCTCCTCAACTTCTTTGTCTACGGCTACGTTATTTACACCTTCATCTTTGACATGATCGGACATGTGTTCATTCATTTCAACGGCTCAGTTTAAGGGTTCATGCAAAATCTAGCACCAAAACAGCTAAAATTTATTTTAGAGTCAACAAAAAAGATCAACTTGGCTCATGGATCGGTGAGATCCGGCAAGACGGTGTGCACGCTCTTTCGCTTCATGCAAGCGGTAGATGAGTGCCCAGACTCCCAAATATGGATGATAGGACACACGGCCTCTACGATCTACGACAATGCTGTAAGACTCATCATAGAGCCTAAAGACAAGGGAGTTCCCGATCCTTTGGCTTTGTTTAGAGGCAGATGCCATTGGATGAAAGGGGATAGGGAGCTATGCTTCACTGATTCTAGGGGCAATCTTAAGCGGATCTCAACGGTTGGAGCCAGGGACGCGGGAGCGGTAGGAGCCATTCAAGGAAAGACCATGAGCTTGGTCTACTGCGATGAGATGACGCTCTATCCCAATATGATTATCGAGATGATAAGCACTCGTATATCGAATCCCCATTCCATGCTATTTGCCTCTATGAACCCGTCATATCCATCCCACATTTTAAAGAACTGGATTGATAAGGCAAGAGGTGGCGATCCGGATTATTACGAGCTGCACTTTCACCTAGACGACAACCCTTTTGTCGATGAAGGCTATAAAACCCGTGTAAAAAACAGCCTGTCTGGGATATATTACAAGCGACTTTACTTAGGAGAGTGGACGCTTGCTGAAGGAGCCATTTTTGATTTCTTTGATCGCTCTGTACATGTGGTCAGTCGCGCGCCTCGGGCTGCGGACTACTGGATTGCTGGGGTGGATTATGGAACTAATAACGCCTTTGCTGCTCTCCTTGTTGGCGTGTCTACTGGGAAATATGCCCAAGAAAAGGCCATGATGTGGGTCGAGAAAGAATACTATTGGGATCATCGCAAGAAGGGATTCCAAAAGAGCAGCTCGGAGTTTGCCAGTGATCTCAAAGCGTTTATGGCTCCTTATGGCGTTAGGAACGTGTATATTGATCCTAGTGCCGTCGCCTACCGGGTGGATCTCCAACGATTGGCTATTCATCCTGTTAATGCTGATAACGACGTTGGTAACGGAATTATTTCTATGACGTCGAAGTTGAAAGATGGCCAGCTGTTCATCTGTTCCGAGTGTACGAACTTAATTAGAGAGATTGAGAGCTACGTTTGGCATCCTAAATGCCTGGAGAAGGGCGAAGATGAGCCCTTAAAGGCCGAAGATCATGCGGTTGATGCGCTCAGATATGCCGTAAACACCCACAAGCCTCCTAGATTCGATCAAACAAGCGGAAGGACTCTAGGCAGGCCCGATGAGTTAGATCCTAATTGGAGGCATCCTAATGACTTTGGATTCAGATGACCTATAAATGCCCGCACTGCGGAAAAATAACCGAGTGGCCGGTTGGATGGGCCTTAGTTCCGGTGATTTCCGAATCGGGTGAGGAAAAGGTTCTATATTTCTGTCCCGCCTGGATTAGTGAGCATTGCAAGGAGTTTGGCAGGTCGGAGCAGGTAGAGGAAGAGATAGAGGGGGGCAAAATATGGCCATCCAGAAGTTAGGGGAGGCTATTCGTCTGCTCATGGACTAGTCCGGAACGATGAAGCCCAGTACTAATCTTGAGTCTACCCATTTTCAGTCCCTTTCTCTATGTTTCAGCTGGTTTTATCCCACACAACCGAATATGTCAATGCAAATCTGATCCAAATCGAGCGCTTCAAGAAAAATACGGTCGAGGCCGACGAATTCTGGTTTCCCTACAACTCCAAAGGGTTTGGATTCTTCCAGTTGTAGACGTTTTTTTCTCACAACGTTCCCGATGTGGATTCTCATTGGGTTATTTTTCATTCTTTTAACAATTTTAGATTTTGCTCTAAATACAATAACAAAAATGATGCCAGATTCGGATAAAGAAGTCAATGGGACATCTAGCCTAAATAAAATATTTAGTGATACTCTTGCCTCAAGAGTAATAGTTCTAATTATTCTTAGTTTCATATATAATAACCCTCATTATTCTGGGGGTTTGTGTCAAAAGAAGTAAAAGTTTATTTCGGTAAAAAATTCTACCTTCAGTCTAGTGGCTATTGGGTCAACTGGATGCCCATCCACGCCCAGCGCTGGGTTTGGATCTGTCATAATGGTATGCCTCCCGATGGTATGGATGTTCATCACAAAAATGGCGATAAAGGGAATAATGAAATAGAGAATCTTGAGCTTTTAAATCGCTCTGACCATTTAAAAAAGCATTGGGAAGAAGGACGTTTTGATTTAGAAAAAAGACGCCTTCAACTCGACAAGGTTCGGCCTATCGATTGGTTGAAGAGCGATGAGGGCAGAAGGGCAATTAGCGAAAAGGGCAGGGCGGTTTGGAAAGAAAGAAAGGCGACGGCTATTGCCTGCGGATATTGTGGTAAGCAGGCCTTTTTTAAGAGGTGGGCCAGATTTTGTTGCAAAAGCTGCTACATGAAATGGAGGCATCGCGCGGGGTTGTGTAAATAAAATTTATAATATACCATCCATTATATAAGAAATTAGGAGGTATATACGTCTTTTTACTACCCACCTTGGAATAATGCACTTGAGCCCAATCAAGGGAATGTAAGACAGTGGCTTTAATGTCGGGCCACTTAATTTGGAATTCGTGGTGACAATTTATATTCCAAGTTTCAGCCTTGATCTAGGGGCTGATAAAACCATCTCTAATTGACTTGGAAGCCTAAACCGAAAGGCATGGCGACAGGGCGGAAGCTGTAAGCACCGTGAGAGACTAAACGAGAAGGCCCGAAAGGGATGCGATAGTCCGATCCGAACAACGAAAGGTTCGGAGGTTGGCAGAAATGACTAACCCCGCCGTTAGGCGAGTAACAATTTGATAGAGCAAAGCCGCTGGAACCAGTCCAATATTGATACTCTGTTTTACGCAGGGGCGCAGGACTTTATTAACCGAAACTTCGGTACGGCGAACGTCTCCCAATACGGCAAGTTCTACTTCAATTTGCTGCAACAACCTGTAAATATGGTCACAGGCTATCAAAGGCAGCATCGCAAATCTTTTAATTATATTCCTTGCGAAGGGGCCGATACTCAAACGACGGACCAGTATACACGACTAATGGCGCACGTTGCTAATGCTGAAGGTATTCACGAGCAGTTCTCTCGTGCCTGTGAGCAATCGGCTATCACGGGAATGGTTCTTTTGCAGCCATACCTTGATTACACTGGAGATGATCCAGCACAAGGTCAATTAAAAGTGAAGCTGTGGGAGTACAATTCATTTCTAGTAGATCCGTATTTCCGCAACTACG